AGCCGGTCGGGAGGTATTTGGGGGGCGAGCCTCCCTTCATGAATCCTCCAGCCAGATTCTTTCCAGGAAATCCCCGATTCTCCCGAGAATACGGAACGATCCGACAATGAAAATTCCTGCAAGCCCCCAGAGAAGTACGGGAATTGCAAACGGGATGATCGGCGTCCAGAATCTGCCGTAATATGTCGGGATATTCAGCTTCCTGAGGAGCGGGGCCGTCGTTCTTTCAGCAATCCAGTTAAAGGGTCTCATTTCATCCTCCCGGCCCGGACGAACTTCGGGACGGCTGCGATCGCTGCAAGGAGCTCGTCGTGAGAGTGTCTCCCGATGCAGCGGTAATAGGTCAGGCCGTCGATCTCAATGGCTGCGCCTTTCTCCAGGGCTGCTTTGCGGGTCATGGCGGGGAGGGCGAGGCCGCAAACTATGCAGCGGATGGGGTCGGGGTTCATCGATTCGCCCTCACGCCCTCGCCGCACTGGTGAGCGTAAGGCCGCTTAATCATCTCATGGTGCGGGAATCTCCAGCATTCACCCGGGCCGGCATCTTGCGGGCCGTCGTACGCCTCATAGGGATTGAAGTACCCGCAGGCCCCGCAGCATACCATGTCCCGGACGAATGGGGCGGGTGGATTCATACATCCCCCGTGCTGCATAGGTCCCGGTGCAGTTGATGTCTCAGTTTTTCACGTTCCTCTTCCCGTCTCAGAACGGCCCGTTCCTGATCGTCAATCTTACTCTCAAGGTTTCGGATATCATCCTGGGCTTCTGAGATGCTTTTATCGATTTGAAAAAGACGGTCGTTCATGAAGGCCCGTTTTACCGAGGTCTTCGCGTCTCCGACAATCGGCAGGGGGATGGCCGGGAAATGCCCCCGCCCGCAGGCCCCGCACCGGGCGATATGGCTGTGATAGGTTCCGACATTCACTCCGTTGCATTCGGGGCAGGTCCAGGTGATAGCCTCGTCCGGGTCGGGACGCATACTCAGGAAGTGGAGAGTGGTTTCCCGGGAATGGAGGGTGATCTGGTTGACGGTCACCGCTTCGGTCAATGTTTCGCCCCCTTGTCCTTTTTCGCGGCGGTTTGCTTCTTTGCCTGATTGATCAGGTCCTCTGGAGGGATTCCCGTTGCTTTCGATACTTCAAGGGTCTTCTCTACGAGCGCCAGTTTCTTCTGATCCATCAAGATCGGTTCGTGGCCTGCAAATTGGATCGTTACCTCGTCTTCTTTGAATCCCGCACATGCGGTCTCGAACTCGTTGAGTTTCCGATCCTTTTGGACGTTGATCTCGAACTCGACCCGGGCGCTGGCAAGACCGGCACTCGCGGAGATTTTCCGTTTGCTGCCGAAGGTCTCCTGCAGGTAGGTGATGATCTTCCGTTCCATTATGGAGAGGACCTCTTCCAGGCTGTCACCCTGGGCGTTGAGGCTCCAGTCCTTGACCTCGGCTTTCCAGATGAGCCCGTATTCGGCGTCGTCCTCCTGTTTCAGGGCAACCTTAACGGCGAGGGCTGACATTATTCGGCCCCCTCCTGCTCGATACGCGGGGCCAAAACATACGCACCTTCAAGGCCGTCAAGTTCGAAGTCGAACCGGACCGGGTGATCGATGCCGAGCGAGATGGTGATGGTTTCGGCCCCTTTCATCCCATCGGCGCCTTTGGTGATATCCCTCATGTAATCCAGCGAGAACAGGGAGATGGCTTCGATCTCGTTCTTCTTGCCGTCCGGCAGGGTGCCGTCGATCTCCTTCTTGAGGGCGTCGGTGTCACCTTCTGCGCTAAGCTCCAGCGTTTTGCCCTTGATGCTGAGCCGGACCTTGTCGCTGATAATCGACAGGGCCTTGATGGCTTCGGCGTACTCTTTGCCACTCACGGTCAGGCTGCAGGGTAACTGGAATGCGGGAACGTTCGGGTCCTTCCGGACGGTGGTGCAGTCCAGGGGATTGATCTTGTAGTCATACCCGCCGCCCGAGATGGTGATCCGGCCGGTTTTCGGGACCTCGATCGAGACTATCGCATCGGGTTTCATGACGTTGAGGGCGCCTTTCCACTTCTCAACGTCCATGCCGATCTCGACCGGCTCGACGGTGAACTCCTTAAACGAGGTGTTCGGGAGGATTGCCTGGACCATGGCGACGTTCGCGGTGTCCACGGCCCGGGTGGTGATGCCGTCCCGGGTGATCTTCAGCCTGCATTCGAGGACCATGGCGCTCATGACGGCGCAGAATGTCCCGAGTTTTTCCTGTTCGATCTTGATCATGGGTTTTCACTCTCCTTGTCGACTTCTTGCTCGCGCTTTTCTTCGGTTCTGGTTTTTTCGGCTCTCCGTGCTGGTCGAAGAAATCGGCGCGGGTGAACAACCCCGTCTTATCTATGAACAGGGTTGTTTCTCCTGTTACCGGCAGGAGTTTCTTCGAGAGTGCCGGTCTTTTGGCGTCGCGCACGAATCCGTCGAGAACGACCAGGGCCCTCTTGATTACTTCTTCCCTCGTGTCGCAGGGGTAGCTTGTCCCTCCGTGACCCTGGGCATCACAGGAGACGGTGAGCGGGTGTGCTCCATCGGATTTTTTGATGTAGATTGTGTATGGCTTCGGTTTCTTCGCGGGTTTCTTCTCGGGGAAGTTTCTGGCCGGTCTGCTTGCAGCGGCCCTGAGGATATCCGCCCTCTTTCTCGCAACTCCGATCGGGGCAACTGTCAGGGCATCGGTTCAGGGCCGGGCGCTTCCCTCCGCAGTTCGGTTTTTCGGCCTCCGGGCTCTCCGCTGTAAGATTTTTCAGGACGTGCATCCGCTCCCCCTGGGAGAGGCCCTGCACCGGGTTGTATATTTCCACCCCTGGGAAGACCCGCTCGATAATGTCCTGGTGAATTTTCCCGGCAATCAGGACGATCTTCTTGGCCCTCGAAAGGTCCGGGTCTGATCGTGCCCGGTGATGGACAGCCTCGAAGAATTCGGGATCGTCTTTGATCTCCTCCGGTGATACGTCGTAGTTCTCGATCTCCTCGCCCGGGAGGATCAGGCCGTATTTATCCGAGAGGATATACCAGGGGCCCTGGTGCCGCTGCTCGGCGTAATTCTTCGCTGATGTGAAGAGCGGGCCGGTGTATGCATCCTTTGCATAAACGAGGGCCTTGGGTTTTTTCTTCCCGGGGTTGTCCCAGATCTTGGCTTTCCCGCAGGAGATGATACAGACGGGCCAGTCCGGCCATTCCCCGCGAGGTTCTCCTTCCCCGTCCAGTTTATACGAGTGATCGTCGAACTCGTGGCAGCCGTCGTTGTCATCGAGGCATTCGATAGTGCAGGTTTTGCAGGGGCCTTCTATGTCGTTGGGGTCATAGTTCGGGTCGGGACGTTTCCTAACGGAGAACAGGACCTTTGAGCCCTCGGGCCTTGTCTCTTCGATCCTCTCCTTGAGAGCGTAGGCCTCGGTCTGGATCTCTGTACCTTCGTACAGCCACTCCCCTTTCGCGGGGTCGTGCTTCCAGACTTCCCAGAGCCAGTGGGGGTTATTCTTCCGTTTTGCTTCAGTGAGGGCCGCGAACCATTCCGGGGTGCCTTTCTTTGGCCGGACCGGCGCCAGGCATTTTACTTTCCGGGTCTTGTGGATGTCCTCGCACCGGTCCCGGTCTGAGTGAGTGCAATTGTTGAAATCTTTGCAGGGGTTTTCCTCTTCAGTGTCCTGTTTGATCTGGACTTCCTTCTCCGGCTGCTCCCCGATCAAGTGCTGCGTGGGGCAGTAGTTCTGATCGGCGAGTTTCTTGCCGGTCGTCGTGCAGATGCCCCCTTCCCAATCGAGAGCCACGCAGCCGCGGATGGTGCTGCACCAGGTGATGTTGGGGATGCGTTCCGTTTTCGAGATCCAGTGCTCGCAGCTCTCCCGCTGCGTTTCCTCCATCAGGACTTTGGCGCTCTTGGTGCCGCCCTTGAACAGCAGCTCGCCTAGCCGGGGGCAGCTCTCATGGAACGTCTTCCTGCCCTTGTGGTGGCCGCAGGTTCCACAGCAGTGCTGGACGTAGGGCTGCGAGCTGTCGGTATCCGGGAGGTTTTTATCGTTTACTTCATCCAGACACCCGGCGTGAGGATCGTGAGTTTCGCACTCATCCCGGCCTTCGCACTCCAGGCAGGCCGCGGGCAGTTCTACCGGGCGGGCCTCGTCAATCGCTTTCTCGAAGTCAAGGAACTCCTGCAAGCATCCCTCGTGGGGTTCGTGACGGAGACAGCGATCCTTTGCTTCACATCCGTCGCACAGGTTCTTGATCAGTTTTTTCAGTTTGGGGCTCTTGACGGGCTCGATCGCGGCTTGCTTGCTAGTGTCCTTCTGCTCCGGTGCCGTCTCTCGCTTGCACTCTGCCGCGTCCGCCTCGATGCCGAACGCTTGCAGGTCCACAGGCTTCTGCTGCAGCCTCTCCATTGCGATTCTCTGCCGGTCCGGGTCAATCTCGAACCCTACCCATTCCATGCCGAGCAGGTTTGCCGCAATGAGCGTTGTTCCCCAACCGGCGTACGGGTCCAGTAAGATCTCTCCCGGAGCCATGAACCGGTCAATAATGCCAAGCACATCATGAACGCTCTGCTGCCATGGGGGGTACTTCTTCTGTTTGAGACCCCGGACAACATCTGCAAAGCAGCGGCGTGCTCCTTTCACTTCACTGCCGTTCTGGAATACCAGGATCGGTTTGTGCAGACAGATGGCGTTCCATTTATGGGCCTTCAATGCCGGACCGGAATTTAACGATGAGATGATCCAGAAGAAGGACAGCCCCTCATCCATGGGTGCGGAATACCGGAGGAGGTCCATGATATCTGCGAGATGTGCCTGCGGTGCGTAAGTTATCAGGAACCCGCCGGGTTTCAGGACACGGGCCGCAAGCATTGCAAGCTCAGCATATGCGTTTTCCCAGAGTTCCTTAACGTACGGCGGATCGGTGAAGATTAGATCCACGGACTGATCCGGGACCCGCTTGCCGATCTCCCCCATATCTCCCAGGAGCACGCTGCCGAGCTTGATGTCCGTCACCCAGGCCCGCCGCCCCCTCGTTTCCTGTTCCTCCTTGCACCACACGCAGGCGTGGGCTGGGACGTTTCCTTTCATCCGTTCCCGGCAGGCTTCGCAGATGGGATCGGGCTTTTCTTTTTTCTGTCTCTTTGCAGGTGCGGGCTTGCTCTCCGGCTCCGCGGGTTTCTCTGTTTTTGCCGATTTTTCCTGCTTCTTTTTTATGTCAGGAGCGACTTCTGACGCTCTCACGGGGGCTGGTGTAGGAGTTGCTTCTTTTTCGTGGCACCCGGCATAAGAGTACTGAGCTTCGCAGTGTTCCACCGGACAATCGGGATCACACCAGTGACGGGGGCCGACCTCACATTGATCGATTTTCTGTTTGAGCCCTGTCCTCGGATGAAGGTTGTTCTTTTTCCGTTCCAACATCTCTTCCCACGAAGGATCCGCAGGGGGTTCGCCCGGGTGACGAATCGGACATCGATATTCCTGACGCTTTTTCATCGTGCAGAAATTGCCATCCGGGTTCCGGCAAAGCATTTTCTCTTCGCTGAATCCACAGCAGCCGGCCCCGAATGATTGAAATTCCCTTCGTTCCCGGGAGTCTCCGGAGTTCGGGCACCAGTTGTAAAACTTGCAGGAGACGCAGCCTTTCTTCTTCTGACCTTTAGGACACTCCGGGGCATTCAGTTTCTGCTCGTCTTCTTCGGGTTTGATGGTAAGTTTTTGGCATTCTTCCAGGTGCTTGCACTTCTTACAGGTACCCCATGCACAATCCTCGTCTCCCGCACAGTGATGATGCAGGAGATCGACAATTTCGCTCATGCTTCTGCCCTCCGGACCTTATAGTGCCCGCATTTGTTTTTCGAGGCGTTCTTGCGGTTCTGGTCGCATGCTCCGTACCCGGGCCACAGGCAGTTCACGCTCTGCCGGCTGTGTCGGTCGCAGGGATGTGGGTCCTTTTTCAGCTGGTGTTTCTTGCTGCGGTTCCGCTGCCGGTCTTTCTGGTCCTTCTGTCCCTGCTCGAATGCGGCCTTGGCTGCCGGGTATAACTCGAAGAGGCAATCCCGGCAGATCGGTTCCCGCATCTGTTTGTAGTTCTTCAGGCACCGGGGGCACATGTCGAGCCCTTTCTCAAAGAGACTGTTGCAGGTCCGGCAGACTACCCGGCACATGCTGGCCTCGAAGTCAAGGTAGAGCGCCTCGCTCTTGTACGCCCACCGGAACGGGTGATCGACCGTGAGGTGGACGACATATTCCTCTCCATCATTGTTGATGGCGATATCGCCTTCGACCTTCTTGCAGTTCTCGCAGACCTTACCGGCGGTGTGTTTCTTCACGAACGCTGCCCACTCGGGAGAGCTCCAAATTTTCGAGAGCTTGCTGCGGTTGGTGGCAGTGCTGATGGCCTGCGGGCTGGTGACGGCGCCGGTCATGATGAGTCTCCCGGCATCCAGCCTTCCCGGCGTTCCATGGAAAGGCTCGTTGTGGCAATCCCGCACCGTGGCTGCGGTTCCCCACGCGCCCGGAACTGCCCGATGTGTTCAGAGGGTTTCGGTTCTGTGCAGGTGCAGGCCGCTTCCGGGTGCGGTCCGGCGTGCTGCCAGTGACCGTCTACCAGGATGATCTTATGTCCGCAGGCGCACCGGCTTTTCGTGGTGGAATAACGCGAGTGGCTGCTCATGCAAACCACCGGCCCGTCTTGACCCTGCGATATATGGGATATACGATACAGAAGGCAATCGCCAGCGCGATCGCGATGGGTTTGTACCCTTCGAGGGGCGGGATAAACAGGGGGTTCATGATACTCCTTCACGCTTGGCGGTGAGTTTCCGCCCTAGGGTCATACCTGAGTCGGTGAACTTCACCTCGAATCGCGGGTCCTTCTTCATCAGGCCCGCTGTCTGCAATTGCTCGATGGCGTCCGCTATCTCCGGCAGAGAGAGCGGTTCGTTTGCCCGGGTCAGTGCCGCGTGGATATCCTCCTTGAGGACCCTGCCCTGGAACCTCCGACCGGCCCATGAGGACCATGCCGCGAGATAGACCAGGGCGGCTTTACGTTCGACCTTCATGGTGGAGGCGAAGGCTTTCACGATCGCGTCAATGTCGAACCCGTCAAGGATCTCCACCTCCTTTTTCATTCCCGCGAATGGGTCCGGGGCCTCGGGCAGGGTGGCCTGGACCGGGCGGGCCTCCACGAACTGGTGGAGGGCTTCGGTGAACTTGTCAGTGAGTGACTCCGCCAGGTCCGTGAACCGCTGCATCATGGAATCGATGCCGGTGTCAATCACGATCGGGTGCTCGTACGGGTTGTAGTAATCCGTGAGCCATTCGTCGAATATCCCCGGGGCCCCCGCGATCGCGGGTAGGATCTGCAACAGCCGCCTCCGCATATACAGTGCGGAGATCTTGCGGGCCTCGTCCCTGCAGTCGAACTCGCACCGGAGCGTGTTCTTGAAAAAGTATGCCTTGAATCCCGGGATGTTCGGGTTCGGGCTCTTGAGGTAGAAGGTACCCGTCTTGTCAGCCTTCTGATGCAAGGCCGTCCGCATCTCTTCCATGGTTGGCGGGTCCGTGATGATCACGGTCAGCTCTTCCCGGGTCAGCTCATGGGGCCGCTTGATCCTTGCGACAAGGCTCCCGACATCGCCATAGATGCCGGCAAAGTGGGTCCGCACCCATCCGGTAATGGCCCCGAGGTCTTCGGGTTCGTCGCTGTAGAAGACCACGACATCGCCGCCCACCTGCAGGGTGATGTGCTTCTGGTAAATCCAGGTCAGGCCCCGGTCAGTCTTCCGCCTCCACTGTTTAAGCGTGGCTTCCTCAATGAGCCGGTCCCGGAATTCCTGATCCACGATCACAAACTGGATGGTATCCCGTTCCAGCTCGGCATAGGAAAGTGGACATGATCGGCACTTGTTGGCATTCTCCCCCGTGCAATCGGTGCATCCGGGCACAGTGGGGGCCCCGGGGGGTGTCTGCGTATGCCTTCTGGCTACTCGTTCCCGATTCGGCGGGCTGTCTGCTTTTATCGGTTTCTGAAAATGTCCTACTTGTCCATGTTGGACATCCCCGGAAATGTCCATGATGGACATTTGTCCTAGTTCATGTCCATGTTGGACACCGATTGCGAGAGAATGTCCCTGATCGGGTCCAGGCATAGTAATAGATGATGATGGAGTGGTTGCTGCAGCAGCCGCCGCCACCATCACTGAGTACAGGATTCTGCGGCCCTGCTTCACTGATTGGATCCCTTCGATTGCCGGGAGGACCCGCTGCAGGTGCCTGGGTGAATATCCGGTAGCCGCGGCTATGTCGGCCCGGGACATGGGGCCGTTCTTGGTAAGGAGTGCCATTATTTCATCCTCGAGCGGCAAGAGGGCCCGCCCCGTGAATGGTTATCCGCCTGTCCGCCAGATGGCCCCAGATGGCATACACCGGGACGTCGCCCTGGTGTTTCTGCTTGAGTGCTTCGAAGATCTCGCCTTGCGTCTGCCGCTCGATCTTATGTTCCCGCAGCTGGGCCTCCAGCTCGAGTCGGGCACGTTCCTGCAGGGCCTCACGTTCGCGCCGGGTGGGTTGTATCGGCTTCGAGGGGTCCGGCTTGCGGTCCGCGTGCGCTCTCGTCTTGTGGTGTGATTTTCCTCCCATGGAGATCACCCGAACGATGATGCGAGTTGTGTCTGTTCCGCTGCGATGTGCGCTTTCACCCGCTCTACTGCTGCTGCGGACCACCGGATATTCTTTCGCTCATAGGTCCGGTGCGGCCATTCGGGGTAAGTGATGAAGACCTTGCCAAACTGCCGGCCGAGGAATGTGAGAGAGTAGATGCTGTGTGCCCAGCTGAGCAAGCCCTCTTTCTCCAGGATGTTCTTTACCTCGTCTTCTGTCTTCCCGGTAAATTTTGCGATCTTCCCCGCCGTGAAGTATCGGTCATAATCCGGATCGAGGTCTGGAGAGGTCAACACTGCGGGAACTGGTGGGTCCTGCGGATCCGATGCTGCAGGCAGCATGGCAGGGCCTTTCCATGGGAGAATTGTGTCCTCGAATTCGTTGGCGACATTGGTGATGGCGATATTATGGGCAACCTCTTTTGGGTAGCCGTATCGTTCGATAAAAATGTCCGCAATGTCCGCGTTCTGGATAAGTGCTGCCTTGAATTTCTCTTCCGGTACTAATGCTCGATCCTGGATGATCTCCCCCTTCCGGTACTGCTGGATGAGCCGCGGGGCCCATCGCTGGAACCGAAGGATCGCTTCTGCTGCTGCTGGATTCTTGAGTCGCTCCGTGCTGACACTGCCCATAAGGAGGTACAGGCCGAGCTCGTTTACTGCACGCATGCCTGCACATGAGACATGTGCAACCGTCGTGTGGAATCCTTCAAACTTATCCGGGTGGCGGTCGATGTGGTCCGGGAGGGTGTTACGGTGAGTTCCCCAGGCTGCCGCAAGGTCCGCGAGCGGGAAGAGGATCTCTCCATTCTCTTCGATGACACGGACCTCTTTTCCCTCGAAGAGGTTGGCGAGGTCGCCGGTCATGCTGCTCCACCCGCCACAACCGCCCACCGTGCGGAAACTTCTTTGGCCGTCTTCAGGCTGTCCGGGAATTTCTCCATGAAATGCATGAGGGCACGGTCTTCCGTGGGGCAATCCTTGAGCGCCATGTCTTCTTCCGGGGTCCATCCTGATTCGGTCAATGGGGCCGGCGCCTTCTTCTCCAAGGGCGCTTCATCGTGATGGCGGAGCCACCGCTGATAGATCGCGTTTTCGTTACGCTCTCCCGGGAATTTCTCTTTGTATGCGGTCCAGGCTGAATCAGCATCCGCAGCTTTGTCCACGACTTCTTTCTCCTCGTCACTCCACCGCGGGGCCTCGGCATTCTTCACACAGGCATCGCGTTTCGCCTTCGATTTCTGGCTGGTTTTTTTCTTTGCCGGTGGTTTCTTCTCGGACGCTGTCGGGTTGAACTTCTCCTTCAGCTTCTTCGCGATGGGGGCCGGGGGCGGGCTGCATTTGTCGCAGTCATCGAGATTTATCGATCCACTCTCGGCGAGTTCGCATCCTTCGCAGCCGGTTTGCCCTGGCAGCGGGTCCGGTATCGGCTTCTTCCGGTGCATCTCCCAAAATTTCTTCCGGATCCCGTCCCGGTTCCGGTGAGACTGCGGGAATGCTACCTTGTAGAGCACGACTGCCTCGTACCAGTCCTTGGCCGGCTCGATGGCATCTTTCTCCGCGTCGCTCCACTTGATCCCGCAGGTGTCGATCTTAAGGGTGTTGATGTCCTGTTTCTGACCTTGCAGAAGGCGCCGGGCTTCCTCCTCCGTGGCGTCCTCAATCAAAATAGTGATCTTCATGCTGCACTCCTGAGCGCATGCATATGATCCCAGTGCATGCTCCGGTATCTGGCGAGGTCCTCCATGTCGACATTGACCTCGATGCATTTCATCTCGACAACCCAGACATCTTCCAGGGGGTTGAGGGGTTTCTTTCCGATGATTTCCCAGAGGCGGGCGTATTCCAGCAGGGTGTATCCGCCTTCGTTCATCGCGGATTCAACGGTCATCTCACCGAGGGGTTGCTCGTAAACGTCCTGGATCTCAACCTTGCCAAAATAATTATCCGAAAAATCAAGGCGGCACAAGTGAGTACTGCCAACTTTTGCCCGGGGTTTTGCCCAGGTCCTGCGGGTTTCCGTCTTCCGCTCGGGCCACCCGAAAGGCAATGATGGGGCGATGATCGGGAAGACGTGATAGGGTTTGAAGAGGAGCAGCTATACCACCCCCTGAACAGCCTTCTGCTGTTCCCGATTTTCCGCGAACCGGTCGAACCAGTAATCGATATCGGTCATGGTCCTGGCCTCGATGTATTGCTGCCAGAGCCAGTGGACCGCCTGATCGTCGGTGATCATGCAGACCTCTTTTCCCACCAGGTGCGTGCGAGGATATACGCGAAGGTCAGGACACCAATCGCCAGGAATGAGGCGGCGAAGATGAACAGACGCTCGCCGGCTTCTGCGGATATCAGGCAGACTGCGGGCATTCAATACGCCTCCACGAATTCGAGAGTTGTTGCATCGAAGACCTTGTTACAGTGGCCGCAGAGGAGATCCTTGGGATAGTCGGAATCCTCGGTGAGGATGCCCCCGCACTCCGGGCAGTTTTTCGCGGTAATGCGTGCGTGTTTCACGACCGAGCATTCCAGCAGCGGGCGGGCTTGGGCGTTGTGGCAGTCCCGAAGCATCGAACAGGTATGAGCGGTGTTGCAGTTGTTGCAGACAAGAGAGACGGCCCGCTTGATTTTTTCCAGCATCTCCGGGTTGGTGATGGGGACGTATCTTTCCCGGGGCGGTGAGAGGGCATAAAGGGGCAAGGGGAGGTGATGCATCACATCACCTCGTCCTTACACCCGCGTCTGACGAATGCATTAAGATCATCCACCGCGCCCTTATCGCATTCAAGACTACAGAACCGATCGCCATCATAACACGGACTGCCGCAGTTCTGGCAACGGTTCGTTGGTCTCGGAATGGTCCCCTTGTCCATTGCCAGAAGCCCGATTGTGCAGGGTTGCCGCTCGGCAGAACCCATATGTTCATTCCTGCATTGGACCGGACGGTTCGGGTAAATTTTACAGGAACAAAGGCCATCCGGCCGCGTCTCCAGATTGGGACACGGTTCTGATTTCTCTAGTTCGTCGTTATTATTGCCGGGCCATATCTCCCGGCAACAATATCCGCACCGTAAACAGACCATCACTGCACCCCGGCCGGCTCCGTGGTCTTCTCGGCAACGAAGTCGTGGATCTTCTTGGCCGATTGAAAGACGGTTTCCCCCTCACACGGGCGGGCCTGCTGGTATGCGATCGCCAGACTAATGGCCTCGTGCCAGTTCTTGCGCTCGGCCTGCTGGCGGATCTCCTCGCACCTGCGAAGATCAAGATAAAATTTGGCCCTCCAGTACCCATCCGGACCCGATGCGGCCATGTCGGCAAGCATCTCAACCTTCGGGATCTTGCTTGAGACCGGCTGAACTGGCGCAGGGGTTCCTGAGGACGTGCAATCTTTCTTATCCCCCTGTGGCGTCACCGGCTCGTGGACGTGGAAGCCGTTATCTGTGTGCGGATCTACCGGTGCGGGCTGGTCCGGGCAGATCTCCGCCTTCTCGGCCTTGCCATCCTTGGCAAAGACGAGCTTGATCTTCATGCCGGTCTTGATTGCAGCGTTCGGATCGGTCAGGCACTTGAGAAGGTCGGGCGTGGCCTCTGTCACCATGATGCTGCCGTTTTTCAGTGTGAGGTTTATCCGGCGCAGCGAGATTCCGCCATAAGTGCCGATCCGGGAGTCTTCTTTCGGCGCTGCTGCCGGGGCCGCCTGGCATTGATGGGGGGTGCCGTCCATATTCAGCGGGTGGCTTTTTACACCGGCAACGAATGGCGGCCACTTGATCGGTTTGCCGCAGCCGGCGCGAGTGCAGTATTTCTGTTCTGCCATCGCGCTCACTTCCCTTCCTGAGCTGCCAGATACTTGCTGTTGGCATACGACCGAATCACGAAGGCGTTGTCCACCAGCTCGGTGGCCCTCTCGGGGTTGTCGGAATTGAAGTAGATCTTGACCTCGCCACCTTTGCTAGGCGTTCCTATGGTGATGCTGTCCGGCCGAGCGTCCTTGTCCTCGTGGATGTGACGGACGATCTGTTCTTCAGCGGCCATGATCAGTGCCTCGCAACGATCCCGTGGGCTCGCTGAATTGCGGTAATCGCTTCGTGTGTCATCCGGGCCTTTGCATCCAGGGGCGTCTTGCGCTGAACCGTGTCAACGTCGATTACGCGTCCGCATGCGCCCTTGCCGCCTTCGTGTTCTCCGGGCTGGCACATGCACGCACCGCCCCGGGTACCGCAGACGGCTTTGTTTCCGAGCCGCTGTACTGATGCCTGGAACGTCCGGGAGGCTTCGGTCACCTGCTCTTCGGTGATGGCGGGGCGGGGGGTCATGCGTGCCCCCGCTCGTACTCGTTTGCTTTCCAGAGTGCCATCTCGCACTGCCCGGAGCTCTTACCGCAGGACACGGGGGCCTTGTCGCAACCCCGGCAGATCCACGGACGGCCGTTCTCAGTGCAGGGGATACTGGCCGTGCAGGTATACCCCTTATGGCAGTTGCAGTCGTCTTCCAGCCGCGTGCAAACCTTGATTTCATCGGACGATTCAGAATTGTTGGCAGACGTTGTTCCCTTGCTTTGGACGGCCGGGACTGCGCTGCCATTATGGTTTTTTATTGCTGTTGATTCCATTGTTGCTCACCTTTTGATCGACGATACGTACGAGACCCATCTCCATGCCCATGTCGAAGAACTGTGCCATCACAGGCCTGCGCTTGATTGATGCAAGGCGCTCTTCTTCGGTGAAGATGATCGGGTCATCTGCTGCTACTGCTGCGGAAGCGGGCACGATGGATCACGACCTTGCGGAGATGTCCCTGGCCGCACTTTGGATCGGCGCTTGAAAGTGCATATCCATCTCAAGGCTTGGGCCCTTTCCCTCGGATAGTTCCGGGAGAACTCCGTGTCGTTTCCCTAGGACTCTGACACCCTCAGCGTAGATATCCTCCTTTTCATAGAGTCCGAGGAGTTTGTCCTGTGTAGATAACAGGTTCTTTGGGCAGGACAGCCACACCCGGTTATCGCGTTTGGCATTGTTGTCATTTGTTGCCATATGTCAATAATTAGCAGCAAAGTATATAAAATGTTGTAAACGTTTGTCAACTATTGACAATTACCACGACGTAAAATTGATAAATGACGACGTAAAAAGGATACTATCAATCGAGTGGTGGTGAGATGGTGGTGAGTAAACCTGGCAGGGATCCGCGATGCACTATCAGGATTCCCCCCAAGCTTCTGACAAAACTTGAGGCTGAGGTAGAAGAGAGGGGGATCGAGTGGGAGAACCGCACGGAGATTGTCATCTCCGCTCTCTCTGAGTATTACATAAACAGGGATCCGGAGAAACGGAAGGCTGAGATAATACAGGCATTTCGAGAGGACCCAGACGCTCTAAAAGATCTGGTTCAGCAGATAATATACGAGTTAGTTGGCAAGAAACCATCTCTTTAAATTCCTTGTCTATAAGCACCCTTTTTATCGCTTCTCTCGTAACGTTGTCCGTTTCCTATCCCCCCTCACTCAATTATTTCTCCGGTATTTATTCTGGTGCAGTATATGCACTGCGAAAGTGATCGTAGTCCACGATCATTTATATGGTTTTTCTTTTCTTCCGACGAGAAATGATAATACATATAATCGGACGGTTAAGCGTATGACGCCCTGATATTTCATGTAGCCCCTTTGTCATTACAGGAAGATTACACATAATCTTTTTATCATCGCTCAGAAGAAGTACGAATGACAACGCGCCGGCAGCGTCACATCAAGTCGCCTATGACGTACCGTATGCCCCCGGATATCGAGATAGGTATTGACGCCCTCGTGAATGAGGGGAAGTTTGTGAACCGAGCCGAGGCGATGACGGCCCTTTTGCGGTCCGGGCTAGATTTCCGAAAGTTTGATCTTCCGACTGCACTCAGGGAATACCTCGAAACTGATGAAGGGATCGCGCTCATCAAAAAAGCAGCAGGCAGACGGTTGCGGAAAAAAGAGTGATCGGGGGGTTTACTTTTCAGCCCGGACCCGTTCCAGGATCTTCTCCATCATCCGGTTTTCCCGCTCCTCAACAGATTGCATGGCGGCTTCGGTCAGGCCGTGCCCACATTTACTGCAATACTCAATTCCCGGAGAGTTCACAAACCCGCAACCAGGGCATTGTGTCGGCATCATGGCAGTCTTCCGTTTCGTGTATTTCCGTTTCTCAATACCCAGTACCTCGAGTTTTGACCGGGTGATATCGTCTTCACTGGGTTTCACGTACCGGTCAATCATCGGGGAATACGGTTTTCCCCACGCCTCCATGCTGATATGTGGCAGCGGGCGGCCCTTGTTGGCATCATGCGTGATCGCAGCGCGGCGGAACTGATGCAGGCCTGCGGCCTTCTTTGGGTCCAGCCCCCGCTTAATCGCCTTCTCCTTGATGCGGCCCAGTATTTTCAGGAGCGTGGAATATTTCATTGGCCGGGGATCCCCGTGCTCAGTGACGAACAATGGCGCGGCCCCGCTTGCCGTGCCTGGGTAAGCGTTCCGCCATGCTATTAGGTACTCTTTGCAGGTTGCCAGCGAGACCTTGCGCGGGACTCCCGTTTTGGCAGCGGTCTGGAGCGAGGCGGTTTGCGGGAGGTCCATGTCAATATCTCCCCAGGTTGCGAGGGCGATATCCACGGCTCGGAACTTACCATCATAGATCGTGGCGATGATGGCCTTATCCCTGGGCGTTGTGGCACACGAGATTAACAGCGCGATCTCTTCTTCGGCAAGGATATCCCCGGGTCCGAATGACATTTTGTTGGGCTTCGGCAGCTTGATCTTCCGGATATCCACCAGGGGGAGTTTCGAGATCTCCTGCTCGATCATCCAGGTGCAGAAGGCTTTGATCGTTGATATGTGCTGGATGGCGGTATTATCTGAATATTTCTCACGGATCGCTGTGACACCTGCGTTTACGTCCTTGATTTTCATGGACCGGAGGGGTGTTTTCACAATCTTTTTCCAGGCAACGAAACCGTCCAGGATGCCGGTCACCCGCGCTAGTTTTATCCCTGATTGCGCCTGACATGTACTGATAAAGTGACTCACGACCTCTGCATCGGCTTTGGAAAAGGTACTGAGGGTTTTTTTGGTCCGTTCCGGATTGATCCCTTTATAGTATTCTGCACTCAGCTCTGGCACGGATCGGACTCAGCTTTTGAATCTGAAAAACATTTTGATTAGGTGCGACATTACGTCATACCTCATATAGTGAGACTGGTCTTTTTGTCTCACCTAATGAGATTGTTTTGGCCTTTTTGACAGGATTATGCATTCCCGACAACCACTTCCCATTCAGTGCATGACCGCACCGATAGGGAGTATTGATCGGGGTTAATAAGATTAAATGTCTTTGTTGCGGTCGTGCCCGGACCCCCCTCCGTCACGGAAAGCAATGTCGAATCGACGGATGCCCCGGCTAATTTCACGACGAACTTCTTTTCATCGCAGTTATCCACTTTCTTGGCACAGATCCCGTATTTGCATCCGCCCATCTCCTTGATTTTGAAACTGACGACGCCGGATCCGACCGTCTCGAACCATACGATCTCATTGCCGAATCCTTTCAGGGTTACGGGGGCCGCCATCGGTCCGCCGCTTCTGGTGGCCGAGGGGGCCTTGGTCGCTGTTGTCTTTACCGTTACGACAGGTTGGGGCGTCGGGGGTGCGGTTGTCATACGGACGTTTGACATCAGCTGAATGTCTCCGCTTTCCTGGGAGACCCGCGGGGCCACCGGTACCGGTGTGACCGGGGCCTGAGCTGCCAGCTCAATACAACCTGCGATCATAACCAGCACGGTAAACACAAGAACAGAAAGGATCCATCCGGATTTTTGCATGGATCTGATATATCTGACGCGGGATGAAAAAGGTTGTGTAATCAGGCGTCTGGCAGCCTTAGGATACACCAACCGCCGCCGGGAATAGGGGCATCCGTTTCAACAACCCACGTAATCCCCCCGTCGGTTGAACGGATGACGGACGACCCAGAGTATAATTGAGGGGCGTATCCGATAATCACGTTATTACCCATATCCGCCCAGGAGGTGATCGACGCTGTCCCGGGAATTAGGTTTGAGGATTGGGCGGTCCATGACGCACCGTTATTAACGGACCTGTACACATTATAGAAATCTGTATCGGCATCATGTCCCCAGAAAATGATCCTCCCGGATTTTGGAGAGAACATCCTACTATTAAAACCATCAACCACTATCGCAACTCGATCCAGATTCGAAATCCGCGCCCAGGTCCCCCCATCATTGCCGGATTGCCAGATACCAGTACCATAACTGCTCCCCCCCACCCTGGTCCCCATCACGACATTCCCCGTGCCACAATCGCATAGTGTAGGAAATGATCCGGTGGTGCCCTCCCTTCCGCCAGAATAAACCAAACTTTCGCTCCAGGTTGCTCCGTTATCAGTGCTCCGAATTATCCGGGCGTCATAGAATCCATAATATTCGGCTGAAGAGTTGTTCCACGGCGCATATTCAAACAAGATAGATTTACCCTCGGTGTAAATAAGAGCCTGAGTAGTAAGGTTATAAGTTTGGAGATTGAACCCGGTATCCAATTCAATCCACACGTTTGTAACGGTGTTTAAATATATTACATGTATTAATACGCTGGATCCTGTATATGGTTCTGTGACTAAAAATACCAGGTCCCCGTTATCAAGGAGAGTTATACTACCAGTCATTCCATATCCGGGTAATTCCGTGCTGACTGTGAAAAAATCAGACCATGACGCCCCGTAATCTACACTCTTTTTGATGACCCCGTTGTTTGACAGGTGATATGCGACACCCGATCCAGCATATAAAAATACAAGAGGCTCTGTGATTGTGGAATCGGTACGGGGCACCCATGTTAATCCCCCGTCATAAGTCCACCACGTTTCCCCAAGATCATTTCTCGCCCCGACCATCGCGTGCATGGTTGATGTGGGGACCACAGCAGATGGTTTCCACGCAATCATGTTGCCCTTCCCGTCCGGGATATTGATATAGGTATCACCTTCTGCCGGAGGTGTGTATTTGACAGCTATTGTGTTGCCGCACCCGTCCGGGATAAACAACGCGTTATCACCTTCGGCTGGTGCGGTGTAGGGGAGGGTGATCGGACCGCTCTTTGTCTGGAGCGTGATGAATTTATCTCCGGGAGCTAATGTCATGATATTTTTCTCGATATGAGGGATATCCCGGCTTCTGTGGTGCCGGTGACTTTGTTGCCATCAACAACGGTTACAACCCCCGCAACAACGGCCGCTTGTTTTGCCAGCTCTGCCCGGATCACCCGCTGGATTTCCAGGGTGGGGTTGGTATACATCTTGTTCACCGCCAGCGACGCCTTAAACTGGCTGTTCGGAATCAGCGTAACATCAACAAACACCGCAGCGGGAGCCCACCGGGGCTCGATGTGGATGATCCGGTATTCTCCATCCGGGATCTCGGTATATCCTGAGAACTCGAGGAGCTGCAGGAACTCGAAGTCTGTCCGCTGCTGAAACGTGGCATAGTAAATGGTCTGCCTGACCGAGAGGTAGGGATAGATGAGGGCGGCGGCTGTATCACAATCGGCCTGGGAAATAAGGTTTTGATCGACTTTATAATAATCCTGGACGATCTCCCCATCACCAAATACCCCGGCGCTTTCGGTGACTCCCGATTCGCGGGTATTCTGGTACCATACCCCGTCTAGGTCCTGACATCGGATCGTGACCTTGTTAATCCGCCCTTCCCCGACGACCTTGAGCCTGACCGTGCCGACCAGATACGTATCCGTCCCGTTGGTGATCATTACCTTGGCAGGGAGATCGAGTCCCATATGATCGGTGCCGCTGGTTTGGTCGATGTCGTCCTGGTGGACTGCATACATGCACGGGGTATACCCTCCGAGCCCGATGTCTTTCCACTTTACGAGAACGATGAAATTATGATAATTGAAAACATCGTCGATACTCTGTTGTTTTTTCTGTTCGTCCGGCAGGAACCAGGTATCGTAAGGTTTAGCCGTCCATGTGCCGGTTGCACTGCCAACCGGATTCAGCCGGTATGGACAGATGCCTGTTGTATTCTGCCAGTTGTCGCCCCCGAGAAGTTCCCGCAGCCAACCTTCCGGGTAGTATGTGGACACTCCGAAATCAAGCGGTGAGACGGCTCCGTTAACATAAGCCTCCCCGGTGCCTCCGGTCTCCGTAATCTTCTCGCTGTCGGTAAACGTGCCGGTGATATTCGAGAGTACGAGCCGGCTGCTCGGAACGAGGTATGATTCGGTGCGATCGGCAGAGTATAGCCAGATACCCGGCGTTGCTGCGATCCGGGCGATTGCCCCGCTGGTTTCGCCGGTGATAATCTTACCCCTGTGAAACATGTGAGCGATCGCTTTGATGTCAAGTCTCTGGTAAGCTGCGGATCCCTGATCGGTTGGCGAGAGGATTTCCAGAAGGTAATCCGGGACGATCTGCCCGCTGAGTTTCCTCTGGAAATCATAGGCGATGAATTCTTCAGAGTTATTGGCGGGCATATAGTCTGCATTCTCTGAATCAATGAACCCGTGAAATACGCACCGGTTCACGGCGTTGTGGTCCGGGGCGAGAACCGTATGAGTCGAGCCAAATATCGACGAGCCGGCCCCGCCGGTTGTGCCCTTCCAGTACCGCAGGTGAGCGGTCCAGCACTTTACTGCCAGATCCCGGGAGGCGGACCCTGAGATCATCAGGGTGGTAGGTAACGGCCTATCCACCTTACCGGCTGCAATGAATCCATACCGGACTTCGAGTTCTGCCGGGGGGATGCCGAGACCCAGAGAGGGGGTTGCAAAGCCGTAAGATACTGAGAATGAACAGGATTCGGAGAGCGCTGACGCCATGACCGTGACCGGGTAGAGTGAGGGCGAACACATCATCGAGGTATCGAGTGTGAGTGTCGGTTCTGTGGCAGCATACAGCCTGCAGGCGATCCAATCGGCCGTAATTGATGCCCCGGACACATTGTTTATTTGAAATTGTAAGAAACCGTTGTTTGTGTTGTGACTGGTTCCCGTTACTGCTACCGGTGTGCCACCATTAACGTCAAAATAATCGTAATTGGAAGACAGATTCCCCGTAGATTTGTTTGTCTGTACCGCGAATGTGTCGGCTGCCCACCCGGTGATCGCTTGCCGGTCTGCGGTTGTATAACTTGCAAGATAGTTCTGCCCCGAAGTCGCGTCAGTGTAACAGTAAAACGCAGCGGCATCTTGTGAATGATCTGTCACCGACATCCTCATACTAAAAATCTCGACGTGCGTGGTTGTGCCGAAATGTGCCGTTTTGAGCCTAGCCATGACAACCCCCGCAGATAACCCAACCGCTGCTTTGGATCGAACATAAGACCCGGTGCCACCACTACCGGTACTGTTAATCGCGAGCAGTCCACCTGATACGACAATAGTGCCGTAATAAGCATAAGAATTCCATTTCGCGGTGTCAAGTGTCGACCCGATAAAATCGTCGAAGAACGTGAAGACCTTATCCCCATCGCTCTCAGAGGAACAGGCTGGATTCCCCCAATAGATCAGGATATGGGATTTGTTGGCATCCGGTATCTTGATCCAGACTTCACACGAGGTTGCTGATACGATATTGTCCGAGCGGATCCAGAACGGGCAGATCAGGCCGTCCTCCTGTGTGAACCGGATATCAGAGAAATCTTCGCGCATCCCCGGTTGCCAGGTGAGATTGAGTTTATACTGGTAGTTGGCAGTCGATACGGGATTGGTTATTTCTACTCGGGCCCGGAAAAGCCATTCAGAATACGGCCCATCGTTCAGATACTTCACGCCGGAAACCATGAATTCCTCCGGATTAACTCACGGTCTGATCGTGCACATAGATCGTGATCGCGGTGATGCTGTAAGTTCCATCGAGGTTCGTAACCAGAAACTCGACATATTTCGGGCCGGACGGCAGCTGAAACGATTGTCCCTGTACTCCCGAGGCCCTGGCGATGTCAGCCTGCCAGAAGGGATAGGTATCATACGTACCTCCTGATGCGTTGCAGGCGAATGCCTTGATTCTTGCCCCTAGTGTGGCGGAGGCGTTGAAAGTCAGTTTGACCTCTACTGCCAGATTAATGAAATCTGTCGTGTCCACTTCTGTGGATAATGAAGTGCTTCCTCCGGCCGCTGCTGTTGCATTGGATAATACCGAGGTTACTGTTTTTGTGAATGCCATTCTTTCTTCTCCTTATGCCGATGTCGTCATCTGCACGGTGCCTGTAAACGTGCTGCCGGCAACTACATTCTGCACTGCCGGGAACAGGTGTTCCATGAGCATGTTGCCCCCGCTGGATGCGTTGAAGATCGCCAGTTTCATCAGGGCCTTAGTAGCCGTGATGCTGGCCCAGGATCCGACCCATTGCGTGACGTATGACGAGGGGTTCGTGCAGGTGCACGCTACCCGTGCAAGGCCGCTGTCGGTGATCTCGCCTGTGAGCGTGGTCCCCGTCGCTACCTCTGCAGCGGTATTCTCCGATACTGCCATGTGTGAAAATGCCGCCGGGGTGTTTGCAATTGCCCGGGTTGCCAGCGTTGCCTTTCCGTCGTTTTTCAGAATTGCCATTGAGTTATCCTCCTGTAATCTGTTTCCGGAATGCCTCTGCCGCCTCACGGGTGGTTAATCCCTTGGCGATCGCTGCTTCCACGGAAGGTTCCTTGCCATACGAGATACTGACGCTCGTTATGGGTCGGTTCCTGCAGGTGTGACAGATTTCTGTGAGCCGGTCCTTGCAGGTGGTGGCGCAGGTGTCCGGTGGCGGGCCGCGGACCACCCCGCCGATAAACCCGATCTTTTGTTTGGTGGTAGTTTCAGCGGTCATAGTGATGTGTCCTTCACGAATCTGATCGTGAATCTCCAGAGCCCGAGATTTGATCGTTCGACTTCTGCCGCACTGATGTCCTCGATGTAGCAATTGGTGTAGGTAATGCCGTTCAGGACCAGGGTGCCGAGTGTTCCTCCTACGGTCTGGATCGATGTTTTTCCACTCGGCCAGCACACTGATTTCCCGATAATCCCTTTTTTTGCGACAAGGGCGGTATAGTTGGCATAAACCCCGGTCCGGCACGCAACCGTGCATTCGAATTTGATGATCGGGGAAGTCCCAATCTGATCGATCCGCTGGATCTCGTAGGTGTCAACGGTCGTACCGTCAAATGTGCAGACGGTCATAAGTTGATATCCACCCCCATCGAGCGGTTACTCTGGGCGAGGGTTTTTTCGTATATCTTGCTGCTATCGAGATTGATGGTCACGGTGGTATCCCCCGGTGTCGCGGTGCCGGTTGCTCCCGTGTTTGCCACTGCTGCAACCTTCGTCTCTGCTGCTGAGATTGCCTTGGTCTGATCTTCAACATCGGCCAGGTGTGTTATCGTGAGCCTGCGTACTGCAGCTGTGTCCCGGACGTTGGTCATCAACAGTTCGCGGTTGTAATCTTTTTCGATATCTTGCAGTTCGCTCTTCGCATCGGCAAGATCTTCGGTTGCGGTCCTGAGCTCCCTCTGGGCGTCAGTCTCCTTTGTCGTGAGATCGACCAGTCTCTCTTTCGCGTTGATTAAATCAAGGGAGGCCGCTGCGATCTCTGAATAGGCGGCAGTGCCGCTGGTCTGGAGATCCTTTAATCTTGCTTCAAGGCCCGGGATGGTGTAATCCTTGAGGTTCTTGATCTCGGCGTCCTGTGATGAGAGGCCGGCAAAGGGATCCGTTTTTGCGTTTGCAGTCTTCGCGTTGGCAACCTGCCCGTTATACAGATCCCAGTTAATCCCCTCCCCGCTCTTGCTGAGGATATCCAGGTGCTCACTTTCCCATTTCTGCCGGGCTGCTGTCGTATCTTCAGCACCCAGACGGCTGGATTCCCTGAGAGCATCCTGCACTCCTTTGATGTTCAGGGATGCAGCGGATCCGAGCATATCCCATCCGTTTTTAGCCCGGTCGAGCGCCTTGATCATATCGACGCCAATAACGGCCGTGGTAACAGTGAGCTGATCGGATAGTTTCGCCCATCGTATTTTGAATTCATCAACCCGATCGAGGTCCGCCTGCGAGATGCCCGGAGCGGCTTTGTCGTATGCATCCAGAGCATCGCCGGACTCGTTGATCATCTCGGCAAGGTTCGCCCATGACCTACCAAGGATCTCCTTTGCGGCCGCGTCTTTCGCCTGAGCTGATGGCATCCGGTCGAACGATTGCAGGAGAGATCTCATCAGCGTGTCGGAATCAACATAATTACCGTTGGTGTCCTTCACGGCAACCCCCATCTCCGTAAGGGTTTTTCGCAGGGCTTCCCCATCTGCGGTGTTGGCCGTGATTCGGGCGTTGAGGTTTTGCATCGTAAACGTGAATGCCCCGAAATCAGTATCGGTAGCAATAGTAGCCGCCCGCCATCGTTGCGCCTGATCGGTGTTCATCCCGGTCACATACGAGAACTGCTGGATCTCTTCCTGGTATTTCTCGGCGGTGTCGATGGTGCTCTTCAAAGCGTACCCAACTGCAAGGATAGGGGCAACTTCGGCGCCGATAGCGGCCCCCCATTTTGCCATATCACCGGTACTCTTATTGGTCTCATCTCGCCATCCGGTGAGATCCGTTTTTGCCTGTGCGATCCCGGATTGCAGCCCGGTAAGGTCCGCCTTGAACTTGACTACGAGGCCCTTATCTCCCATCAGTGCATCAATCAGGCTCATGCATTATCTCCTGCGGACGGTATCCCCCATGCCTGCTGCACGAGCTCGTCCTGGGTCTTGGGGATCGTCTTATCCTCCGTTCTGTTTACCATGTAATCGGCCGGGCAGGATTCGGTCCCGTGGAAACTTGCATAGACGGAACAGAACTTACCGTTCAGGAGATCGAGGAATTGATTCCGCTCTTTCTCCCCTTGGCGTCGTGCCTCAATTTCCGCTATCAGTTCTCCGTGTGTCATACACCACGTCCGTTCTTCTGTAATGCCGTACCTGAGGGCGATCGGGATGATGTCCGCCATCAGGTCGGTAAGTTTTTTGGTCCGTCCACCTCTTCTGAGGCGCCCTGTTGTTTTTCTTCGGGTGTCTTCGGTTTCCAGAGGACGGTTGCCAGCAGTGCGTTCGTTATCGCAGCGTTCAGGGTAGCGGATTTGCCATCCTGGAGGAATGCAAAAACTGCATCGCCCGCATCCTCGCTGCCCGCCACATTGAGGGGGAAGACGTGGACGAGCTCCCCTTTTTGATTCTCCATCCTTAATCCCCTCCACACGAAGAGGCCGGAACCCGTAAGACTATGGAGAAAATCAGGGAATTCCGGATAACCGATCCGGCGCCCGCTGATGGTGCTGAACGCGGTCTCCAGTGCTTCGATATCCCCGCGGTCGAACCGGAGGCAGGTACCTTTCCCCAGGGTGAGCGGAACAGCGCGATCGGTCATCCGTTACCTCACGCGGGTTTCGCTACCGGTCCTTTCTTCACGACGAGTAAGTACGGCTTCGGCATCTTGCCAGTCTCGTAGACCACGATTGAGACGTACTTCTTTTTCCCGGCTGCAGGTGCGGTGATGGTCCCGGATGCGGCAGCGGATGCCACGAGAACACCCTCAACATAGATCGACCCGGCCGTTGCGGTCGGTGTGATGGTGAATGTCGTGTTGTCGCTGAAGAGTTCCACCTCGTACGCATACACAGCAGCTGCTGCTGCGGGTACCGGTGTGATCACGTTCGCGGGGGTGTCATCATCAGCTATCGCAAAGAACGGCGTAGTCAGGCCGGTGGCGGGGGTGTCGATATCCGTCATACCGGACGTCGGAGTGATAGCCATTTCCCAGGTGACGTTGCCTTTCTTATCGATCGGTTCATCGAACGACGAGATCTTTGCCTCGAATTTCACGCCGGTGAATGCCAGCGCCCCCGCAGATGGCCGGATAAGGTAGACAGTCCTCTCGGTCTTTGCCTTGAAGTCCGTCCTGAGTGCCTTGTGGACCGCCGAGCCTATGTAATAGATCTTGATCGATCCATCGGCCATGGTGATGGTCCCGCTGCTCTTGGTCTCGTAACCACCATTCGCTGCAAGTGCGTCGTGGGTGGTGTTGTCGATCATGTTCAGCGTTTCTTTCGGTCTTTTCGGATCGACAGATTCTCCGATGTAACTGGTTCCCCAGATAACATGGTAGCCGCCTGCCGATTCTGCCATTTCGCCCATAGTGGTTCAATTCCTCCTTTTCTTCTCAGTATGAATACCGAATTGCGAGATCCCTGTGATACGTGAATAGGGGGATCTCTGTGTTCTCATCCGGGGTATCGCCGGCGTCGAATATGCTGATAACATACACGCCGCTGGTGGTCCCGGTCGATAGTACGGTGCTTCTCGTGCGATGCAGGGCCTTCCGGACGATCTTTGATAGTTGACTTCCGATCCGGTCAACTGACGAGAAACAGGAGCACCGGACTCGTGCGGATGCGAACGAATCCGTGCTGGTGTCGTCGTCAACGATATCGGATATGTCCGACACGACAATGTACGGCAGGACGATCGTGGTTGGCACTGATCCCTTCCGGTATATCCGGGTGCTCACAACGCCAGTTACCGCCGAATTTGCTTTCAGTCGGGTGATAATCGCAAGCACCAGATCGGGCTCGTCCGTCATTTGAGCATCAGCTCCACGATCATGTCCTGATACTTTTCGCGGTTCTGGTCGAGTACCGGCTGGAAATGCGGATGCGGGGGCTGGTAAACCTGTTTTGTGAATATTTCCGTGCCGTCGTCAAGGAAGAAATGCAGGAATTTCGCGTTCTTCGCCTTGATGAAACCCCCGAACTCATGCTGTTTGGCGTCTACCCGATCGGTGCCTGTGAGAGCATAGGGAACGCCATCGGAGTCAATGCCCGGTTCGACGTGAACGGATTGCCGATAGTTTCCTTTCTTGTACAGGCCGATCTCGGTGATCTTTGCCTGCACATCGGTCTTGTACTCATTTGCGGTGAGGTTCGGGGCTATGGCCTGCCGGCGTTGTAGTTCTGCCGCGAGTTCATCGAGTCCTGCGAACAGTTCTTCTAGACCATCGACAACCGGATCGACCATTTCACAGCACCTTCTGCAGCCACGGCCACACTACTAGCAGGAAGACCGATATGATCCCGGATATGATACTCAGGGCCACGGCTATACGGCCGAGCCCGGTATCAAGCCAGGACCCGACCGCCTTCTCGCCTTCGTGCAGGTTCTCCAGCGGCTTGATCTTCGTGTCCTGCATGTCGAGCCGGTTGGTGAAGATCTCTGCCTGTGCATCCAGGGCCTTGTCAATCCCGTCCCGGCAGGTCCGGCAGGATTTGTTCTCTTCTTTGAGGGTGTCTTTGAGATCCCGGATTTCCCGGCCGAGGTTGACCTCCATCCGGTCAATCCGCTTATCCGTCTCCTCCATTGCTTTCTGAAGGCCACCGATAGCCAGTAGGACCGCGTCGTTGTCCATATCAGGCACCCCCTGTTGCGCCTGCAGTGGCAATCTCGCAGGTAATGTGCGATACGATCTTCTGAGCTGCCTCATAGGTTTTCTTAACAGGGCCGATTGTGAATGTGCCAGTAAACCCGTCTTCGGTGCTTGTGATAGTATCGCCTTCACTCACAACCGTGCCGGTCGGGAGTACAACACGGGGCGTGCTGGCGATGAATGCCGGATTGCCCCGGAATGATTCTGTGGGGCTCGAGAACCGACATGAAACCGTGGTGTCTGTCGTGGTTTTGACGAGCTCGTTGTTGCTGTCAACGGCCCCGGTGTAAGTGTAGTGGTGGAGCGTGGCGGTGTGGATAAGGAAAACGGAGGGGTAGGGCATTCAGTACCCCCGAATCATACGGTGGTTCCGGACGATTGCAACCCCGGATCCCCCGGCATAGGCAACGTATGTATCGATCGCTATCCTGGCTTTCGCCTCGTACGCCTGCGCCTCGACCTCCGGGGACGTGCTGAATGAGGTGCCGTCACTAAGACCCATGGAATTAGGCCGGCTGAGCTCGTGGCCCTGCCTGCGCTTGATCTTGGCAATAGTCAGACATATCGAGGCGGTCTTCAGCTGGGTGGCTGTTGTGGGTGGGGTGAGCCCCTTCTGCTTGAGAATATCGTTGATCTCCTCGTCACTGCGGGCAATCATATTGCCAATATCGACAATGTTTGCTGTACCAGTCGCCGAGCCGGTTTCTGTGTACACATCGGTCGTCGTGCAGTACGCCATGTCGCTCCTACTCCACCACGATCCACCCTTTCTCGGGGCTGTAAATCACCTGGATTGTGGTCGTGCTGACTATCGCATCGACATACGTCTTGAACGCGTCGAAGTCAGCGAACGCCGTTACTTTGTGATTGGTCATCTGCTAATCCACCTCCGAAAAAAAGGGATTAGCTGGCCGGCTTGCCTGCGCCGATGTAGCGGTAATCAAGCCGGGCTGCTGCGATATCCCATTCGACACCGTACTCAACGGTGCGGTTGTTGAACGAGAACTGGTCCATGCCGCCACCGATGATCTCGGTGTCCGGAGTCTTCTTGAGCAGGCGGGGACCGGGTGATGCACGGTAAACACCGAATGCGACTGCAGGCCGGCCGACCATCGGGTCAGCGCACAGGTACCACTGCTTGTTAGCGTAGGTGTTGCTGGTCGAGATCTGGGTGATTTCGGTATCGACCGCGATCTGGAGAGGTGCAAACTGGTTCTTCCCGGTGGTCTTGTACCCGACCTCGGATGTGAGATCGTATCTCTCGACTGTCATCGCGGTGACAATCTCGGTTGCCTTGGGCTCGAGCTCGGGTGGGACAATCAGGCATTTCGGCCGGGCACGGATCGGGCGTCCATTGGCGTCCTTCTGGGCTGCCATCTTCTTCCAGAGGGAGATGATGGCGTCGTACGAGAGCTCCGAAGTGATGAGGTTCTTGTAGGTGGTGGACTCATCGAACATCGAGGCGTGCGGGCCGTTGACATCAGCGATAATCTGGGTTGCCAGGTTCTCCGCGGTCATGGCTGCAGCTTCTGCAAACCCTGTCGGGATCTGGTTGAATGCGCCCAGGGCATCGTTGATGATTGCCTGGCGGGTCAGCTCGATCGTATCGGAATACGAGTCGAGGATGATGGTATACTGGCCCTCCCCGACCTTGGTCTTCGTACGACCTTCGTGTTCCCCGGTCTTCTGCAGGAGCCGGACGGGGCGCTCGAATGCGACCAGCGGGACCTGCTTGAAGTCGTTGACGCTGACCTGCTTGGTCCACATCGGGTATGAGACCGGGTACCGTGCATGGGCGTCCAGGAGCTGGGCGTTCATGTCTGCGGTGAGCAGGTATGAGAAGTCCGAGGTCCCGATAGCTTCTGCGAGCCGGTCGAGCGACTGCGGGCCCTCAACGGTCTTGAGGAGTTTCCAGACTTCTGCCCGGCGCCGGAGGCCGTCAGGAGAGTTCAGGTATTCCTTGGTCATCCTCTGGCCGTGGCCGAAGATTTCTTTGAATTTGGTTTCAGTAATCATGGTAATCACGCCACCCTGACTGCCCATACAGTCACGAGTGCTGCCGGTTGGGTTGCACCACTGGCGCCAGTTACCCGGAGTTTTCCGCCAGCCGGAATATCGTAATAGGCATCATCGATGGATGCTGCCCGGACGATGGCTTTGTCCGATCCACTGGCTGCCATTGCATCGGTGATGGCGTTGGCAGTGCTCTTGACCTGGAGAGTCGCAGATGCAACGCCCGCACCGCGAAGGAGGAGCTGGGCGTCGAGGACTCTGATCTTATGGGTGACGGTAACGTCAGTATCGGCATTTGCTCCCGCGGTGATGGGGATCATGAAGACTTCTGCAATGCCTCCGATCACATCAGACTCTGCAGTGACCTTACAGATCGTGCCATCCATAGTGGCAGGTGACACCTTGGCAAGAGTGACCGCACCCGCGGCCAGCTGGGTGGTTCCCACAGCACTTGATGCAAGGACCCCGCCGGAATACCCGGCCTTGATGACCTCAATCGTGGCGGTCGCTCCTGTGGTGACAACCTCGTTTGCCCATCCGAAGAAGACCCCGGAGGCGAGATTCGACAGGACAATGGGCGTTGCCTTGGATGCAAACAGCGGGGCACCCTTTGCGATGCCTCCGGTGTTAACATCGGTGACTTCGAGTTCCCCGATCCAGGGGCCGAAGCGGGTAACGGTTTCCCCGGTTGTGGTGTCCTCGTCGTTTTCGGCAATCCCGACAAGGTCGCCGTAGATCACGACGCCGCCGGCTGCCGGAGTTGTCGGGTACGATGCAATTACCCGGATGTTGTCCGGGTCGTGAGTTTCGTTCAGCATTTCTTATGCCTCCTTGATACCGGCGAGCCGGTTGGCTTCTGCGAGGGTCTTGCCGTTGTTCTCCATCAGGGAGTCGCGGTAATCCTCGCGGGCTTTCTTGGCATCTTCGGGAGATCCCGATCCGCTGCCGCCATTGTCGTGGACGTCGGACCGTCCGGATTCCTTGAGGATGTCGTCGATCTCCGCTTTCTTTTCCTTGATCGCTTCGGTCACGGTGACGCCGAACTTGACAGTATCGACGCTTCCGTCTTCAGCGAGCGGGACCTGCTTGACCAGGGCCTCGGCGAGTGCCTTGCCGGCTTTCTCCGGGAGCTTGGCCTTGCCGATCTCGGCAGTGACAAATGTCCGGGCCGCACCTTCGGCAATCTTCGCCTTGAGGTCCTTGTTCTCCTTCTGGAGAGTCTTGACCTGAGTCTCGGCTTCGGTGAGTTTGGTCTTCTGCGATTCGTTGAGGGACTCGATCTTGAGTTCCTCCGTAACCTGCTTTTTCAGCTCGGTCACAATCTCGGGATACTTGGTGCGTACCTCTGCGAGAGTAAGGGATTCCTGGTGATTCTCAGGCATTTTCTTCCTCTGGGTGTTCTCTTTCGATTCCCTCAGGACCTCGGCGACTGATCGCGAGTGTCCCCCGGCGCCGGGAATGGTCACAAAATCTACAGAATTGAACGGGCTCGGGTAGAGCTCGGTGATGATCGGGCCTTTAATCCCGTCAGGGGCTTCTCCGGTCTCGGATATGCCCTCAACGTAATGAGAGACGCCGATCTTGCCGGAGAGCCAGCTGAGATCTTCGCGGCGGTCGGGACGGACATCTGCCCGTGCATAGACTCCTGCACCGGTCGGGTTCTCCGGGGATTTGTCCCATCCTTCGGTCTCGTAGTGTCCCGCTTCGGCAAGGACCGCGGCGAGAGTGTTGACCGACCGGGCGGGGTTGTCCTCTTCCTGCTGGCGGGTCGGGTGGTCGAAGTGCATCAGCATGTTCTGCGGGTATACGCCCGCCTCGCATGCTTTCTTCAGTGTCTTTTCGAGGTAGTAACCACTCGACCCGCGCCCGGGCTGGATGATGTGAAGTTCTATCGTCCCAGGCTTCGATGAGGCTCCCGCTGCTTCACGGAACCTCATCACATCGCCGGCGATAAGCGTCGGATGGTCAGGGATGGCAAGCACCCCCGAAAACAGTACAAAATGGCTTTCTGGCTGCCATTACATCATGGGGTGCGGAAGGAGATATAAACAAAAGTGTCCGGTATACCACCGGCGAGAGGTCCGGTATACTGTCGCCGGAGAATTATTGTTGCGAGACCCGGAATTCCCCAATATTTTGGAGGGCTAAATTGTAAGCATCAGATGCTAATTTTTCTGTGGGAAAAGTTCCCAAATACCTTCTAATACCGTTGATTCGTATCATCGCCTGCCATTTATCAGGAGATCGTTTTAACCAAACTCCGGGTTGATGAATACTTTTTGTGTCACGACGGTTTTGCAAATTTTGCCGATGCGTCACAAATCTCAAATTTTCTTTTCGATTATTTAATCCGTCTCCATCTATATGATCTATTTCCTTTCCTTCGATTTCCCCGAGTAATTCCTTGTGCATATGAAATGTAACAAATTTTTGCCCCTTTTTTAAATTTCTAGCAGCATAGAACGTTTTGTTGTGTTTACGGGCAAACCATCGGAATTTAACCAATTCATCATAATCCTCATCATCGACTTGTGCAAACATCCCTTGAGTCAACGGAATTAATTTCATGGTGTCTTAATGGTCATTCGATATATGAGACTATAAATATTCGGTATACTGTCGCCGGAGGAAAAAGAAGAATCTATACTTTTGCAACCTGCCGGTACGTCACGTAACAGTGATCGCCATTGTGAGCAGGCGGGACCTGGTGGCCAGAGGGGAAAGGGTCATTGAGCGGAATGTATCCTACTGCCTCGTTCTCGTCGCATAAGTCGCAGACTTTCTCATCTTTGCTGGTATTCCAGGCTTTTTCCATCTCGACGCCTTCGTCCTCGATGCTCTGGGCAAACATCAGGTTTCCGTTTTCATAGGCGTGCGTGGCTTCGTTGACCGCGATCCGTTGCGCCCGATCCCGGCTCATCCCATCGAAGGCATCGGCGATTTCTCCTGCGGTTTTCGTGTAAGGCTGGCCGGTGTCGATTGCCTTGGTGATGATCGTCCGGATCTGGTTGCCGGTGGTCTCGTTGATTCCCCGGATATACTGTACGCTGCCGCCCGTCCGCATGAAATAGTCAACAGCCCGGGGGTTTGAGAGGTCCCAGAATTTCGGGACGCCTTCGACCCATTTCCCTCCCTCGTAGTGCCCCGTCGGGATTAACTTCTGTAACTGCTGCGCTCCTTTGAGGACCCCGTCACCCTCAACGGCAGCAATGGTTTTCTGGAGGTCGTCGAACGTTTCTTCCTCGACTTTGTTCCAAAGGCTGTCCCAGTCGTGCGTTGTAAGGAATTCGTTGGGGCGGACCTCCTCGCTCATCGTCCGGTACGACTCGGTAAAGAGGAACTGGTAATCCTTGAACCTGTCGAGAACGATGGATTTCTGGTTCCGGAAAAAAGCGGAGAACCGGGGCCGGTGCTTCCGTGCGATGGCATTGATCTGCGCTGTCTTCTGGGCACCGATTGCGGCCCGGTAACTGCGATCGGCGGCTTCGGCAAGGGTCATGCTTCGGCTGCCTTCTGTTTTTCCATCATTTCCCGGATCGCAGCGGTCATGTCGTTGGTCGCCTGCGTGAGGTTGTTGAGCGCGTCGGTCGCGGCGGGATCCGTGGCAATCATATCTATGATGCCCTGGACCATCTCGTCGATCGTGGCATCGTCCGGCACCTTCAGGTCCATAGCCTCATACGCTGCCCGTATGAAATCTTCCGGCCGGATCGTGCCGGCGAACTTGCCAGCCTGCCCGAGCGTGGCGGCCTGGGTGAGGGTCTGCAGGTACGTGAGGGCGTCCTGGCTGCGGATGGGCGGGAATGATACGGTAAAGTCCCGGTTATCCAGAATGGTGGCGAAGACTTCCGTTAACGTCTCGTCCCACATGGTCTGGCGGTCCTCGATGATCGGCAGGAAGTTGGCGGTCATCTCCTGCGCTGATGCCCTGTTGCCGGTCTGGAGGTTGCCGGTCAGCATGTTCTCCGGGACGCGGGTGGATGTGCATACCTGCAGCAGGAAATACCGGGAATCCTGCGGGCCTACAATCTTACCGCTGCCGGCATCGATGACCTTAAAATCGTTGCCTTCAGTGGCCACGATCCCGTTGCCGATCTCGTTTGCATGGTGGCCGTGCTGTTCGTGCGAGAACTGGGTCTGCAGGGCCGATACCTGACCTTCCCCGCCTTTCGTGGTGAACATGGTGGAATACTTCCGGATCATCTGCACGATCGCGGCAAAGTCCAGCAGGAACCCCTCATAGGTGCGGTTCCATGGCAGGGCCGATGCAAGTGGGGATATCGCCCATTTCTGCCGGAGGCCCCGGCCTTCGCTCATCTGGTATACCCGGACGTTCGGATCAACATCCTGATACACGCCGTTGATGGTGACACCCCCGGCATAATCGGTGTTGAACAGTGAGGGGTATGCGGTCCTCCGCTGTTCCCCCCGGGTATTTGTCCAGGTCCGGACATAGAACATCGGAATGGCGTCATCGGGGCTCATGAGCACATCGGTGATCTCGTACGAGGACCAGACACGAATCTGCGGGATCCGGGCTTTCCACCAGATTGCGATGTAGATGTTGCCCCCTTTCTGCAGCTCGCGGTCCGCTTCGGCAATTGCCTGTGCGCCGAACATCAAAAGGCGGTTCCTCGGGTCGCCCATGATCTCATCGATGGTGGCTTTGTTCGACTCGACTTCTGATTCGATGCTGAACGACAGTCCGAAGGTATACTGGGTTTTGATATCGATCGCGGCCTTGATCAGAGGGGAGAACTGGTACGCATAAGAAACGAGATCATGGTACAGGTCCACGTCCGATTTTTGAATTACCCTATGGTTTGCATACCCGCTCAGCTGCTGCCATTTTGAATCCATGGCAAGGCGGTCGTGCCAGCTGTGATCTGCATACCCTTCCGAGACCACGCCCCCTTCTTTCAGGGTCTCGACCTGCCGGGATAGTTTGCGGGTCTCGGCGGAGAGGTTGGTATACTTCGCCCCGAGGTCGGTTAGAGCCTTGCGGGATTCGGAGAGGTGGCCGCCGGATATCGTGTCTGCGATCTGGTCTCGGATCATTCCGGCACCCGCGCTTTCCAGAGGATGTCACAGAGCGCCGGGGTCGAGCCGAGCGCCATGATCAGGGTCCGGTATGACTTGCCGGTCATCTTCAGGGGAATGAGCCCGTCGTCCGGGATATCAGTGGCGGCTTTCTGGATCATCAGCCGCCGGATCACATCGGCAACGGATTCCTCCCCTACCTTCAGGCCCTCCAGGGCTTCCTTGAGCTCGGCCGGTACCTTGATTGTCGGGTTCTGCGTCTGTTCGACCTTCTTCTCTTCCTCGCCTTTCTGTGCGGGGGCTTTGGGCTGTTCCTGAATCTTTCCTTCCTGTTTTTTCTGTGCGTTCTTGTTTCCCATTCTTAATCCCTCAAATTTCGTTCCGTTCTACGAATTGCCCGGGGAATTTCGCCCGGAGTTGGTCAAAATACGAAGTCATCTGCAATCTGGTATACCGGCTTACGGTTCGTAAACCGTCCCTGTGAGAGATACCAGAGGCCCTGGCAGACCGCGTCAACGTCATCATCGTGGACCGTATCATCCGGGAATGCCACCATTGTCTCAATGAAATCATGCGCCCAGTACGCTCCCTCCGGCATCCACCAGAGGCCCGAGCGGAAGACCGGCGTCATCGACTCGGCACGGGCCCGCTTGTTGGCGTCCGGCAGGGGCTTGATCGCGATTACCGGGATCCGATACTGTGACGCTTTCAGGGACTGGATGAGGCTCTGGCCGCTTGCCTTGTCCTCGACCAGGACGAAATGCGGTTTATCCTTGAGGAACAGGTCGATCGCGGTCTGGAGAAGGACGGGGTACTCGACACGGCCTTTCCAGCGATCGATCCCGAAATATCCCTGGCTGTTCATGCCGATCGTATGGCAGACCGAGAAGTCGGGATCCGTGGTTTCCCCGGTCTTTTTCTTGATCGGAACCTTGAAGGCCGTGTCCCAGCTCTGGATCTTCAGGGTCCATGGGTAATCGACGAACAGGTCCGGGCGGTATGACTTCAGGAACCATCCGCGCTGGAACACGTCGCCTGCTGTCGGGCGGATCTTCCAGTTGCCCATCAGCAGCCGCATCATCTCGACGTATGGCAACGCCATGAGGTTGGCCCGGTACTGCGGGTCCTTGCTGGTGAGCGCGGGGTTATCATCAAGTCTTGCGGGGATGAACGTCAGCGATCGCGGCTGCCTGCCGGGGAATTTCTCTATGAGCTCCCCGGGAGTGTCAGCCCATACCAGGACATTGTTGTCCCGGATAAACCAGCGAAGGACGCCCGACCGTTCGGGGATCGGATACCCGGTCTCCTGGTCGATCCACCATCCGATGAGGCCCGTGCCCCATTTGCCACCCGACCCGGTGATGAGCCAGCTGTCGGGGTCCGGGTTGGTGGTGCAGCGGACATATGGCCGAACCCCGCAAACGGATCGGTTCCGGCTCATGAGATACCAGAACTGGTTTTCGGTAAAATGGGTAAGCTCGTCGAAACAGATCAGCGGGATCTGGGCGCCCTGGTAATCGTAAACGTGTTTTTCATATTCGAGGTGCGAGAACTTGACGGCGTTTCCGTACGGGGGGAATACCCATTTCAGATCGGTGCGGTTCTGCACGGCCCCGAGAGTTGTGTAAAGCGCGGAGCTGGTATCCCAGAGGCCCCCCTGGCTGGTGATCTGAGGGGTGGTCCTGCGGAAGATGACTGCCCCGAAGCCCTTGACTGTCGAGATGTAGCGGAGCGGGTCCAGGAGCAGGCCAAAACTTTTTCCGGATCCTGCGGCCCCCCCGTAAATGCAGATATCCGCATCGGTCGAAAGGAACGCCTCCTGCGGGCCAACCTGCGGGCGGATGATGACTGCTTCCTGTGCAGGGCTGGCCGCTGCGATCATTTCTTGCTGCTCCCCCGCTTGTTGTCCGGGATATACAGTACGGGAATCACTGGCTTACCGGCTCCTGCGGCGGGGTCCTTGAATGCCCCGAGTACCTTGCCCTTGAGCTCGATCTGTTTCTCTCTCCGGGCGAGGGCCTTAAGCGCGGTGTCGTGGTCCGGGGCTTTCTCTTCCTTTTCCTTGTCTCCCGATTTTACCTTCTTCTTCCGGTTCATCGCCGCCTTGATGATGTCCTTGGTGATCTTCTCGGTCTCCCGGATCTCCTTCAGCAGGTCGTCCGCATCCAAGGCCTCCTGTGCATCCGCGGCTTTCTTGATTTTTTCGGCGACGTGTCCCCCTTCCAGGTGCCTGCGCACTGAGTCACGATTTGTATCAAAAATGCGCGCGATCGCGCTGAAATTGGGTTTTGGTGCGACGAGCGCTTTGTCTATCTCTTTTCTCTTGGGGTGCGCGCAAATGCAACAGTTCTGACCCATCCCTCAGTGCCCCTTTCCATGCAGCTGCGTGAACTCCCGCAATGCTGTCAGCTCCCGGCCCCTGCACACGCCGCCTTCTGCACAGGTGTGTTTATAACCGGCAGGGCAGATCCCCTCACGGATGCAGCCCCGGCAGATCTGCTCGCAGGCTTCCCGGCAATCCTTGATCTTCAGGCAGTATCCGCAGTCCGCTTCGTTGACAGGATTGCCGCAGGGGGTGACAATGCTCATACGACAACCATCACAACGAAATACCCGGTCTGATCCTGTGCTTTCGTTCCAGAGAGGCCGGCCATTTTCCACATATACCCGGTGTTGACGGCGAACGTGGGGCTGCTGATCTCGAGATCGCCGTGATAGGTGCCGGCGCTGTCCCTCGTGCAGGTGACAGCGGAGCCGATCGCGGTGGTGCCGGCAATGTCATACGCCTGTAGGGTTGGGGGGGCATCCAGGTCCGTGAGCGTTGTGCCATCACTGAGAGCGTAGAACGGCACCGTAATCCGGTACGTACTACCAAGCCGGACGTTAGTTGGTGTGGTCGTCATGATAACTTCCTGATGGTTGGCGTACCGGCCATGGTCCGCATTATGGGGGCCCCGGCCATGGTTCTGAGGATTGCGGGACCGGCTCCTGCGATGTTCTTCACGGTCGGGGTGTATCCCGCCCAGATCCTTCCCAGTGTGGCCTGCAGGACCCCCGAGCCGGTCCGCCCGAGGGTTGCGATCATGCTGCCGTTCGTCTTCATGGCGTCACCTCGTAGGATGCGAGGTTTTTATCCACATCATACGTGGCGGTCACGGTGTAGGTGTCGCCGGGCGTGGTGATGGTGCAGCTCGTCATATTGCCGTCAGCGTCGAATACGGGACTGCTGATCGCGTAGTGTCCGACAAGGTTTTTGACCTCTCCCACAGTGGCCTCTTTTGCCAGAACGGTTGAGGCTTCGATCTCAGACAGGGTCGGGATTGCGTCTACCACAACGGCGATGGCTGCCGTATCCGCCTTGACTGCCGGGAGGTCGGTGTCGTGGATGTTGTCGATGATGGCGTCGATGGTATTGATCTTGGTGTCAAGCGTTGTGCCGGTGTCGGTGAGGATTGCGGCAAGCTGCGTGCTGTTGCTGTCGATCTCCTGCCGGACGGCTGCTGCGGTCGGGGGAGCGGTGTACCCGGAGGTTGCGAGCCGGCTGCTGACCGTGGCGTCCAGGTATGTGTTGAGCAGTGCAAGGAACGCCCCGGCACTTCCCGCGGAGGTGTGGCCGCTCATGATTTCGTCCCAGATAGCGTCAGCGAGAACGGCAGGGTCTACCCCACCACTGGATGCTGTTGAGAGGGCCAGCCCTGCGGTCCCGCTGGTGGTATGACCGGACAGGAGCTCGTCCCAGATGGCGTCGGCGTTGGCTGCTGCAGTCGGTGCTGCGGCTATCATATCGGTGTTCGTCGTGCAGGTATCCACGAGCGTGACGTGTGCCACCGTATCGGCTGCGGGGTCGAAATACGAAGCTGCAACCAGTGTCCGGGCTTCCATCTCTGCGTTGGTCGGGGGGTCATAAGCTGCGAGGGCGTCGGCACATTCTGATTGCACCTCAGCGTCCCATGCGGCGTTCCAGGGGATTGCGGTCAGGCCGGCACCGGCAGCTCCGAGCCGTTCGTATGCATCGCCAGTCATGGCAGCGGCAGCAGAGCCTTTCCAGTTAACAACGTTAACACCAACCTGAGCGGTTGCGGCGTTCACTGCAGCCCCGGCGATCTGCTGGAGGTCTGCCTGTAAGAGGTCCGTGCCGAGGATCATGCTGTCATACACGACAGCCGGGAGAACCTCGAAGTCGAACCGTAGCGGGATCGCTGTGGCTGGTGCGATGAAAAGCGAGAGTTTGCCGAGCGTGTCGGTGTCTGTGGCGTCAAGCGTGGCGTAATAGATGCCGCCCGAGATGTGGGTTGCACCCCCGCTGTTCTTGGCTCCAAGCGTTGTGCCGCCTTCTTTCCACGTCACTATGTCCGTGTTTGCGATTGTCAGACCGGTTGCGGCGCTTCCATCGGTTTTTAGGATGAAAGGACCAAGGCAGATTTCCTGCGATGCTGTTGACTGTTTAAGATATCCCATCATGTGATCACCTGATCCGCAAGGGAGTTATGGAAGAGATAAAAGAACCACCACCAGATGTTCGACGGTTCTCCGGCTGGTTCGGGTAAGACTTCGTTTACCGTCAGATCTTTGGGGACAAAGAACGCCTGACGGGTGCTCCCTTCGTTATACGCCCAATAGGTTTTACGGATCCCGCTTAGTTTCGTCCAGCGTTTGCCAAACCGTTCTTCTCCCCATGACTGGATAGTGTAAACCTGATCGAGCGTTCCATTGTAACCTACTGCAACCATGTAATGCCCGTCGGTTGCACCCCCGGTCGGGTTGGGAAAAAGTGTGGCGATCTGACCGTTATCAAGAGTGACTCTTGTCGAGTTGTCAATGGAATTGCTGTACGTGTCGATCATTATGACGACGATGTGATTGTCGCTGATATTCTGTTTCAGGGATTCCCATGTAACATCCGGGTCGCCAACTGCCGACTGCACAACATAACTCCCTATCGGGTTGTACCGGTGCGAGTCTAAGTACACCTCGGTTTTCGGGTAGTAGAACTCAGTATCGTTATACTTGCTCGTGATCTGGTCGACTTGTAGGTTGTATCCGGTCTTCATCGTCTCGGCGAGCGCCGTGTAATTGTAATGCGTTCCCGGTGCCTCGTCAAACGGCCAGTATATCGAGGCGGCTGATGGCGTATAATTGACGTGCTCGTCACTGTACACGTTCAGCCCGTCAAGTACCACACTTACGTTCCGTGTGTATGGTTCCTGAGTATCGCTCGGAGTGGTATCGAGAGCTTCATACCGTAACAACATCGCTGCTGACGACGCTGCCATGCCGGAACACCACCCCTGAGCGCCCTGATCAAACCACGGGATCATTTTTGTGTATGGATTGAGGTAACTGTCCGGACGGGTGCCGATGGTGATATAATCGGTTTTGTTCTCCCAATCGTTCCCTTGAGCGTTCGTTGCCAGAAGGTTTACCGAATGGGTGCCCTGCACTTCATAAACGTGTATCGGGTTCTGTGAGGTCGAGGTGTTACCATCCCCGAATTCCCAATACCATGACGTGGGAATGCCCGTACTCTCATCGGTAAATGTGATCGGGGCGTTATATCCGGCACTTGTGCGGGATGCTGAGAACGCAGCTACCGGTGGAGCAGGGGCAACCGGATCGGAGTATTCGACGACAATCTTCGGATCGCTCGCGGTTCCGGTATACTCCGACCATAACACGTTGTAATTGCTGCTGCCACCGTTCGCCCAAGTATACCCGAGATCGTCATGATCAATATCCGGGACGCTCCGAATGGCAAAAGTCACGTCTTCTGTCTGATTCAGGTACGACAGGTTGGTAATCGTCCATGTGTCAAATCCGGCTGATGGGATACTTGCATATGCATGATCTCCGGCAATACGAAAATCATCAAACCGGGCCATATCTCCCGACACCACAGACCGGGGGTCTGACGGATGAAAGCCGGTTAAACCGTAACCCACAGCGCCGACCCCGTTGGCTTTGCTGTAAACATAAATATACACCGTCGCGGACGTTACGACTTTATCGGTTAGGTTCAGGTGAAACGTGTAAAAACCTCGACGAAATGCGTTATACGTCCCGCTGGATGATGTTGCTGTGAGAAGAGCGGCAGATGCCTGAGTATTGGCAGTTGAAATCGTACCTGCCCCGGGCGAATCTCTTGCCAGTTCCCAAGATTGCGTGGTCGTGTTTGCGATGTATCCATCATATACGGGGTAGAATGTTGCTGTATCAGCAAGAGCCGGCATCGTCACCAGCGCCAATATAATAAGAGTTATCCAGAGTGATTTTCGTACCATGATTTTTTCACCTTCACACCCCCGGCGAGATTTGAACCCGCGGCCTTCTCCTCCACGATGGGGAGGAAACGCTCTACCTGACTGAGCTACGGTGGTTCTGTTCTGTTGTGCTGGTTTTCCTGTCCCTTGCGGGTCCCTGCCTCAAGTGGACATTATCGACGGTGGATTATCTCTGATGAGTGGAATACCTGGATGAAGATCGTACCGGGACTGTGTGTGGCTTTGCAGTGCATGATTTTCCTATCGGGACGGTGCATTGTTTCCTCTTTCATCTGGCAGGGTGATGCCTGGCGCCGGTGCTGGATGCCGGCGGGCAGGTGCTGGTGTTTGAAATAATCCCCGGATGCAGCAGGCAATGGTGTGGTGAGCGGGCCTGCTGCACGCAGGGAGATGGGGCCCGGGCGGAACTGTGAACCGCAAACGCTCTCCCAAGCGTCCTTCGCGTCATGCCAGGTATGTCCTCGCCCAGATGAGCGGCGAACGCGGGCCCCGTGGTGATCATCAGATTGATACTCCGATCATCGGGAGGGCGAATTTCAGAATTCCGGCAACACTGATCCCGCCGGCTGCGAAGATGCCGACAAGGGTCTTGAGGTCCGGTGTAGCGTCGTCCAGTTTGCGGGCCATCCTCCCGGCAATGAGGCCCGTCATGAAGTAGTGGCTGTCGTTGTCCGCATTCGGGCCGTTCGCCCAAAACTCCGGGACCGGGGGCATGTTGCTCGATGAGGTGACGTACAGATATGCGATGTAGGCCCCGGCCTGGAGAGCGTGGACCTCCGAGGCACAGTCACCAATGCCGGTGATGCCGGTGAGCTTGCCGATAATCTCGGTGATGCGGTTCGGCATATCCGCGTGGCCCTGGCCGTTGTCCGGATCCTTGGCGTTCGGGCCGTAGTACTGCGGGAGGAGGGCGATCCAATGCTGGTCAACCATGGAAGACTCCTTTGATGATGCCACGGCAGAAGTAGCGGGCACGGTCGTATAGTTGCCGGGCGGTGTGGAGGAGGCCGTTATCGGCTTGATTTGCTCGGCGGTAGGGGAGGCAGGCCATGGCGCGACCGTCACCCCTGCTGAGCAAAAGGGACAAACTGAGCCTCGAACTTGTCTTTCGGGATCGGTGCTCCGCTGATCGCCCCGTCCTGCACGGGATACCAGTTCTCACCCTTTGTATCCGGCATGAACCAGAAAACCACCGGGTTTTTGTTGGTGAATGACTGAACGGGCATGGCGATCACGCCTCGATGATGATCTTGATTTTCCGGACGACTACCGGCCCGACATGCGGGAACTCGGTCCAGCTGTTGAAGTCGCCGCTCGGGAGGATCCTGCCGGTCTGGGTGCGGACCCTGAGCTGTGCGGCAATCACGAGCTCGTGCTCCCCGATCTGCCGCATGTAGGAATAGTCGGGCAGGTACTCGGTCCGGCGTTCCCATATCGGGTTTGACCCGGGGAGGTTGCCCTGGGCGAGCAGCGGGGCGGACGGGAACCGGCCGGGATCCCATGCGACGGCATAGCAGACGTTCGCGGCTTCGTTGAGGGCTGCGAGCTGTCCGACAATGCGGAAGTTGAGAAGGTCGAGGCCGCCGCCGGCGCCGTACTCTTCGAGCTTGCTCTTGGAGATGGTGATCACGGGTTCGTCAACGGCAGGGTCCGTTAGGGAGTTCTGAGGGGTGACGCCCGGGACGAGGCTGTGCATCCAGACCTTAGGGATCCGGAGCCAGACGCCTTCAGGGAGGGGGCGTTCTTTGGCGGGGATCTGCGGGTCCTCGATGCTCGTCTTGTCGATACCTGCCTGCGAGGGGTTCGGGCCGGTGTCTACCGGTCCTGTGCTCACGGGCTCTTCGGTCGTGTCAGTTGGACATGTCATGAAAAAACATCCTCCCGCAATCTGGCGGGATTATTGCAAAAGAGCATGGCAGGCGAGCGGAAATAAAGAAATCACGGCGGAAGGTTCAACTAGGCATAACTAAGCACAACTAAGTTAAAGTGGGTTAAAACAGGTGAGAGGAGGTTAAGATTATTTCTTGCGAGAGTATGGATGACCCGGGCGGTTTCTTACTTTATTCATCAATTCTTGCGCTTTGTCGTATTCTCCACGTATGGCCCGATTGTATATTATCTCTAATTCGAGACCCGAAATCTGATAATATTCCCGTCTCGCCATCGCCGATCACACCTTACGGATCACTATTTTTGAAATTTTCCCAACAACTTCGACATCGACCTTGCAATCGCCCGGGTATTCGATCGTTGTCAAGGTGATACCGTCCGGGGTTTCAAAATAATAATCCTCACAATAGGATCCGTCTTCTCTGATATGGCTCATCAGCACGCCTTCCCGTACTTCTCAAGGCACTGCCGGATAAATTGATCCCATTCCTCTGGAACAGTCGTGAGATAGTTGAATGCCTTCTCGTTGTTTTCATCGTAAGGTATCGTGAATGTGAAGTCAATATTTCCCGGCAATATGTGCGTTGTATACGAGTCAACGACATCCGGAGATAAAACGGGCGGTTCGATTGAGATTAGTTCCCCGAACTTTTCCTTATTAATGAGGATTACAATCCCTGCTTGCTCTGGTATCATCAGCTCACCTTCATCAATTCGAACATCATATAATCGGTTTTGGATTTTGTTACGCCGATCGGATCCCCTTCATACGAGAGAGCGATATACTGACGGTCCGGATCAGTAGAGTTCTGAAGCTCAGTAAAACGCGTTCCCGGCGGAATGGGAATTTTGTTGTCAGTCACGGTGAAATTTTGCTCCGGTAGCCAGACGATTTCCGATTTTTCTATCATTGGTTTTTTAAAATCGGGTTCCGATGCCTTTGTTATTTTCACGTCACACCTTCGCTGCTTCTCCCGTTTCTCCTGCCGGCTCATTTACTTTTCCCGCCTTCGGTTCCTTCGGTTTCATGTCCTGATACCATTTCAGGCAGTCCGGGCAGACGCAATCGAGATGGTCCTCGGGTTCCCAGGGGCCAAGGATATCGGACGCGACGGGATTCTTCAGATGTGTTCCGCAGCACGCGATCGCGTGTATGATTCCGCCTTTATCGTACGCCGTGCTGATGAGATGCCGGAGGCGCTTGTCTTCCTTGTTACCGAGAGAGCGGCGGCTGAACCACCGGCCGATCATTGACTGGATTGTTTCCTGCAGGTTCAGGTCAGGCACCTCCTGAGATACCATTCTGTAGCCGGCTTCCCCTCGCTGCCGTTGCTGGTCAGCAGCAGGGCCGTCCGCTCGGGGCTCTTGGCGAAGGCTTCCGTGATGAGTTGCCGGACCAGCGGGAAGTTCCGGATCGGGACCGGGCCGAGTGGGACGCTTTCCTCGCGGGCGGGAGCGGGCTGCGTGAAAGCGTCGAGAGTAATCATATCTCCCCCCGTTCCAGTGCCCGTCCCTGCACCCATGCCTGGACCAAAGCGATA